GATTGACTAGGTTTAGATGAATTAGAAAATTCATAATTTTCCATGGTGACCTTATCCGGAAAAACCGGATTGTAAACATTATATTGCGTGGCCATGATAACAGAACCAAGTGCATTCGTCGCATTGGTTGACAAAACTGCATCCGAAGACGTAGACTTGAATTCAAAAATCATTCCGCGCAAAGTATATTGCTCATAATTTGAAGCCACCTGGGCTAACCAAGGAAAAGTTATAAACAATCCTGGATTTAATGGGTACTGAACAATCGTAAAAGCCGTGGAAGCAGTAATATCTGCTATATACTCACGATGCTTAACGATGACAGCACCCTTACTATAAGAATTCATTATTTCCGGAGGATCCAAACCCCCTTTCAATAATGAATTATCATTTACGGTGTATTCCCCAAGTCCTGTAATAGCCTTGAAGATTTTCTGTGCACCATCGCCTATAAAAGAGCCTATTTTAGACCCTAATGAAGGTTCCGGAACACTTGGTAATACCTGCGGAGTGTAAGATTCGATCATACGCTGAGCAGGAGTAGCCTTGCGTATCACAGGTCGCGTTCTTTGGGTTACTCTTTGCCTCCGAGGACGCTTTCGAGTTACTTGTTGAACAGTGTTTCGACGTAGTTTCTGAGCTCTTGTTTTTGTCATTTAATATGGTGCGCACCATTGAAATGGCCACGTGTTCATTACCTTCCACGATTCTTTTAGCCATAAGGTAGGTATCATTATTAAATAATTTCACAAACAGCGGGTGCCAGACCATTTGATTACCTGCCTTATTAAACAGAGCTTCTAATTCTAATTGCTCACTAACACTAATACCGTAATTAACGGCATACTCTTGCCTGGTACGTAAACTAATTTTCCCAGGTGAACAACTTATATTTTTCCTACAATGCAAGTATCTTTGAATTTCATACTTTGTGCTACCAACAGCCAACCTAGACCGTCCCTTACCACAAAGCTTAAATACCCATGCATTGAAAGCACTAACAACAGGGCAACTAGGCACTCGATCAAATAAAGAGAGGCACTTACCCTTAACAATGGCCAAAATTTTGGAAATATTGGCGCTTTTATAAGGACTTTTAATCCAACAATGCGCCAACAAAGGTTTCCTAAAATCAACCATATGCGTTCCATCACTAGAACACGTAATACCACAAAAACTAACATTAGACAAATCTGTCTTTATTCCATATGTTAAAGTGAAACCCAAACGATTAAAGAATTTAACAGGATCAGGCGGCAATTCATAATATCCTATAGCTCCATCATCACCCTCTATAACTTCAACAGCATTCAAACCATTATAATGCGAGAAAAACTTCTGCAACATCAAATTTGAAAACCCATTACCTAGAGAAGTGTTCATTTCGCCAGACATTCTCACTGCCTCAACCCACAACTTAAACCCTTTGAATTTCATATTATTTTTACCTGAAAGGACACTCTTAATATACAACATTTTACTCAATTGCAAAGGGTGTTTTTTAAGCATATGATCATACAATTGAAACTCACATGCTTCCATAACTTCACGCACAAAGCTAGATTCAAAACTCTTAAAATCTGTTTCAGCGAAATATCTGCAAAACTGCAATCTATCTCTCAAAAATTTCCCACGTTCAGCAACAGGGACATATTTAACAAATTCCGGTCTTTTAAACAAAATCTTCTCTATGGCATGAAAAACCGGTCCAGAATAAACCTTGAACCAGTCATCCCTTGCATTTATAGTACGAGCGTATTTGAATTCTTCGTAAAACTCATCTTTAATGAAAGATTTCACGTCAGTACATTTATCAAATTCGTACTGATTTTTACAAACACGCTCGTGAGCCTTTAAGTACCTAGCCTTCTTACTGCTAGGATAACCACTGTTGTCCAACCAAACATCAACACCAAAATCATAATTCTCTGAAACCGGTTCCATGTGTATTTCAAGCCAGTTTGACACAAACTGTCTGAATTCACTAAGGAGTTCGGGATCCGATTCTGGCACGGTTGTGGCAACGCGTTTAATAACGCCACACAAAGCGCTTGGTACATGCAACATATCAACGTGACAGGATACGTTATCCAATAAACCAAAGCCCGGAGAAACCGCACAAACCGAGTCATCAACTTTATAATTAAATATGGAATCGCGAACCATCCATAATTTAACATTGTCTTTAACTTTCGGTAATTCTGGTTGTTCAACTTCTCCATATCTGTACCCATAAAGGAATCTGCGATCGCATTTGTGTGGCGCCACAAGTTTAAATAATCCATATCTTGCATTTTGGAACTCACGTAAATAAAATAAGCCACTTGTAAAGTGTTATTCACTATATTCTCCGTGAACATATACTTATCAATATTAACCGTGGCTATATGAGCACCAGCAGATTGAATCCTAGCCCAAGTGGCAGAATTCTGTTGTAAAGGATTACAATTAGCAGCAACATAAACCTGCGCCAATAGTTCACCACTTATGATCATATATTTGCTTTTGTTTGACACTTTATTACTTCTAGTGTCGTAAACCCAAGTCAATTCCTCACAAGTATGATTAACCATTAATTTTCTTTCCCAGCATACTTTCATAAGTAACGGGTCTTCATGCACAAGTTTAGCTACAGAATGTGAATCCTGCCTGCCATCAATGACAAGTCGCTTAGGTAAAATATCGCCATGCACAGTAAGTACATTGCGAATTTTAATAGAAGGTGAAAACCAACCTCCCTCCTGCAGATCCTCATCGTACTCATAAGAGCTACCCAAAAATGCCTTCAATCTATCAGCCACAGGTATGTAATTCTCAGCAGCTAAAGACTCAGCATCCTCCTTGATCGCTCTTTTCATGTCCGCTACAACATCTTCATCTGCTTTCAATTTCTCGACAGACTCGGCGACACTGGCAGAAACCAACATGCTACGCTTGTTCAATCTCGTACCACTTTTGCGTTGACCGCCAGCGGAACGTTTCTTAGCAATACGTATATCTGCATGTTTCTCATCTTCAATGTCACTACATATAGGTGAACATGAACCAACACACTCTTCATCTGAATCAGTATCATATAAAGATTTTAACACGTGTGTGGATTTACCACCGGCACTCCCGGGGTCAGAGGACTCATTTTTAAGAGGAGTCACCTCTCGCTTCTTCCGAATTAAGTCACTAACTAAACTCTTGCGTTTCA